CAATTTTCTTTTCATCACCATGATTTAGTAATCTAAATTCAATTTCTTGACCTCCTGTGGTTGAGAAATCATATTTATTATCTGAATTTATTTTTGAAAAATCTATTTCTTTAGTTTGTACTTTTGATAAATCTACTGTAATATCTTCTTTTTCACCAAATTCATTTTCTTGTTGAATTTTATATTCAGGACCATAACCTAATATACGAGCCGATAACATTATAGCATTTTTATCCCCTATTAGAATGTCATCTATGTTTACATCCTTATCTACTATAATTGACTCAAATAACTTATCAAGTACCACCCCCTTTCGAATAAGATTCTGTGAAGCAAGAATTTCTTCTTCTTTCGCGGTCATGTATTTAATTTCTATTGTACCTTTTGAGAGGGGATTACTCTCTGGATAACATTTACCTTGTGATGGTAGTGTTATCACTTCGGTAGGAAAATCGTAATTTGCCATATAACTTTTATTTTAATTGTTCGTATATAAATATATAACTTTTAAAAAGTTGGAAATAAGGCACAAAAAAAGTTCTCACTAAGAGAACTTTTTCCTTTATAAATATTTTGGGAGTAGTATTAAAACTCTAAAACTGCGTAATCATACGATAGTGTTAAAGTAATTTCAACAGGGTCAGTTGCGTTTGACCAATCTAAATCATTAAACACTGCATTATTGATAAACGCACCTTTTACAGTCCATTGTTCTATTTTATCACCAACTGGTCCTAATAGGTAACATTGGATATCTTTCTTATAGAAATCTGCATATCCATCTCTACCTGTTAGAGATTCGTGAGATAATCTTACCCATTCCATTACTGCTTGAGCTCCACTAGGAACGATTGGGTCATATAGAGTAATCTCTATATCTTGCCATTCACCTTTTCCTTTAAGTTTTCTTTTAACGTTAATGTGGTCAAGGGTAACAGTTTCAAATTGAATTGAAGGTCTGTTTGCTGTTTTTATAAGATATGAAGGGATACCATCGATTTCCATGATGAATCTATTCTTCATCTTCGGTTCGAAGTTGGTATAAAACATATCGTTAAATTCTAATACTTCTGCCATTTTGTTTTCTCCTAATTATATTCTACTATAAATATAGTTCTTTTTTATTTTTAATTAATTATGCCGAGAATGATGCCCCTGTCGGTAAGATGTTGAAGTCTAACACGATGAATTCAGCAGTTTTTGTTGGTTGTAAATAAATTTGTCCAGCCAATATGTTTCTGTCAATTACATCAGGTGTGTTATTACTCTCATCCATCACTACTTTGAATGCATACAATCCTTGTCTTTGTTGTATTCCTTCTAGATATGGATTTACAGTATTTAAGAATCTACTTCTTGTTTGTGAAGTATTTTGTTCGAATACTAAGTATCTTGAAGTTGAAGCGATATACTTCTTAACTTTAATCATTAATCTTCTTACGTTGATTCTATCTAAAGCAGATGCCTTATCTTGTAAAGTCTTTTGTCCAAATGCTACGATACCTTCTCCAGGAAACTGAGCGATTGGATTAACTTTTCCTTCATATAGTGTATCTCTCTCTGAATGTGTTAATCTGTTTAATACAGATACCGCACCTACGATACCACCTCTATTTAAACCAGCTGGTGCAAACCATTCAGCAGCAACTGCATCGTTAGCTGCATATATTCCAGGCATCAATACTGATGGTGGAATTGCAGTTAGTTTATTCGTTCTTGAATCTATTGTTTTAACCCATGGGTAGTAAGTACCTACATAGTTAGAATCTACACTACTTGCTTGTGATGTAGCATCTGCGATAGTATCATTACCATCAGTTACATCACCGATAAAGAATGCATCTTCTCTAGCTTCTACCATATCAGTTACTTTATCAAATACATAAGAGTGTAATCTTCTTACAACACCAGGTACAGATACTAAGTTGATATCGAAATCATCTGGATTAGATACTGAGTTTATTGCTTTTACATATGCAACTGAACCACTTGATGTTGAAGTAGATAAATTAAATCCTTGTGAGTTTCCAGCTCCCCAATCAGAATCACCATATTTAGCTGATTTGATTGTTGGGTTATTACCATCGAATCCACTTTGGAATCCTACGATAAATTGTCTTTTGTTAATAGTTGTTGGAGTATCAGATGTTGATAATGTATATCCAAAGTTTTTAGTTCCACCAACAACGTTAAATGCCGCATCGAATGAGAAAGCAGTATTACCACCACTTGTTGCCGAAGCAGGTATTGGAGATAAGTAGTTATTGTTATCAATTTTTACTACTGCAGTTTCTAAATCAATACCACTATAATTAGAACTTATAGATGAATTGTTATTTTCTGAACCAGTAGCGAATAAAACTGATGGGATTACTGTTTCATCAACACCATCAAATAATGGGTTAATGTATGCAGCATGTCCAAATGGTGAAGCTGTTATAGGGAATGAACCTTCTTCAGAACATTCTATTCTAACATACTTAGAATTATTTTGATAATCACCATTATCTGTTTGTTTTCCATTAGCATCAATTGTTACATTTCTATCACCAATTCTTTTCTTGATATAATTTGGTGAAGCTGGGTCTAAGTTTACATTATTCCATGTTTCAAGAATAACTGGTCTTTTGTTAGTATCAGAGTATCCTCTAATAGATACTGAGAATGTTGAATAATCAGTAGCGTTTGATGAACCAGCAGCTTTTACATTAAAGATACCAATTTTATATTCTTTGTTGTAATTAGTACCATCACCTAAAGTGTGGAACTTAATTAAATTATGTCTTTCACCAGAAATCAACTGTGATTGTATCCATGGAGTTGAGGCATGTGTTGGGCCTTCAATAGCTGAGAAGGTTTGAGTTGCCAATTGTCTTACTATTACTTTACCTCCTGCTGTTAATGTAGATTGTATATCTGTTGCAGCCTTTTCAAAGTACTTGTAAGAATATGCTTTTTTAGAACCTCTAGCAGATTCTCCAAATACATCAGATATATCGTTTCCTGCACTTGGTAGTACAGATGCAGATACCGATGTTCCTAGTTGAGAACCACTAATAAGGAAAGCTGATGAACTGTAAGCCGAATCAATAGTGTTAGAAGAGCTATCAAATCCAACAGTTTGAGAACCATTGTGTGTTGCATTTAAAGCACCTATTAATTTAATTACTCCACTTCCACTTGCTTGTACTGCTATTCCTAAAGGTTTAACTTGTGAATAACCACCTTGATGACCAACACGAACAATAGTTACTGTTCCTGCATCTCTAAGGTAATTTTGTACGGTATATCCTGTATAGTATTCTCCATCAGGTGTACCGAATATTTGTTCAAATTCTGATTGTGTATTTACAACGGTTGGTACAAAAGCAGGTCCTTTATGGAAAGGTCCAATTATTGCTGCTCCTATTTCACCAATCCCTTGTGATAAGAAAGAAAGGTCATTCTCTCTTGTAAATACACCAGGTGATACGATTTTTTCTGCCATTTTATTTTTACTCCTTGTTAATTATCTTGTGTAAATGTACACATATAAATATTAAATACTTTTTGTAAAGTATTATTTTTTTGTTTTAGTAACTATTTCTTCTGTTTTTTCTAATGGTGTAAACGTATTTGTTGTTGGGTCATAGTTCCCATCACCATACTTTTCGTTTAAACCTTCAAAGATTTTCTTTTCTTCAGATTGTAAGTTTTTATGAGTTTCTATTAGTTGTTTTTTAATTACATCTAATTCTTCATTTCTTTTTTCTCTTTCAACTGTTAGTTGTCCAAGTTGTGTAAACACATTTGAAACATCTTGTCTAAGTTGATTAATTTTACCAACTTCTTCTTCTGTAAACTTAATTTGTTTTGCCATTTTGATATATTTTAGTTAACTTTTTAGTTATATATATAAATATATAGTTTTTTTCAAAACGATAAATAAATTATTATCTATTAATCGTTAATGTTGTAGTATAACTACCATTCAATCCATGGTCAATCGCTCTTACTCTGGCATAAAATGTACCAGAACTTAAAGCAGTTACAACATTTAATGTAGTTGAGTTATACTCATCTTCATCTATAATAGGTGATGAGAAATCAGAATTGTTATCAACTTGTATTCTATATGAACTTGCACCACTTACAACATCCCATGTAATATTATGAGTTTCATTATCAACTTCTGTATAAGCTAAGTTTGTTGGAACACCTGGTGCTGATAAATCACTATGAGAATCTCCACCTTTGTTGTGAGTTACATATCCATTAATTAAGTAAGTATCTTGAGTTTCTACATCAATAGTTACAATCTCTACTGTTTCATCAACAGTTTCAATTGATGTTATATCACTTTCAACTAAAATCCCATCTACTTTTCTTATCAATTTATCATTTTGATTAATAACTCCTATTTTTTTAAATCTAAATAAACCATCAGATGAGTCTTTTACTAACATTGGATGGTCTTGTGTTGCTTTTATTTCTCCATTATTAATATTGTAATAAGCATCTGCAAATGAGAATACTACATTTACAACTTCAACTTCTTCTGCATTTTCTCCTTTTTCTTCAGATGACCAAGAATAGAAATCTCCATCAGAAGTTTCAGATAATCCACTAAATGAATATCCTTGTAATTTTAATCCTTCTACTATATCACCTGCTTCAATAGTTGAACCATCTTGTAAAGTTACTGGTGTATCTACTAAGATACAAAGTGAATCAGAGTTACCATCATAAGAATCTACTGAAAAAACTGATTTAGTAATAGCTACATTATGTCTTGTTGCATGATGATTAAAGTTATCTGCAAATGTTGCACTAATTGTATGAGAATTATTACTCATTAAAGAAGTTTGTGAACTTACTCCTTGTGGATTCATTGTATCAACTGTTATTGTTCCTGTTGCACTTGGGTTTGAACCTATTGAAAGGAAACCAGCAGTAGTAGCATTTGAATTATAAACTGGAGATATTGTCCAAGTAAAATTTTGATGCCTAGATGATATTGATGAAAACTTACTTCCAGCTCCTCCAAACGTTATATCATAGTTCTCACTAGTACCTTCAACAGCATAAGTAAATCCATCTAATGATGAATCAACCGAATCTATACCATAATCATCTATTTTTACAATTGTTCCTGCAGAACCATTTATTGCATTTAATGATACATTAGCACCTTGTGTTATACCTGTTGCACCTGCTAAATCATTTAAACTAAGTGTATCTCCTGAACTTCTAGCCATTTTTTTCTCCTATATAT